AAGGACCACCTACAGTTGCTTGCCCTCCTGCTGTATCAGTCCATCCTACATCATCAGGATACTTTATCATCCATGCTTTAAACACGTATGCATTTATAGTTTGTCCACCACTTACATAAGTTTTATCTGGCACAGGCCATAAATAAACTTTGTGTGTTGCTTCTCCTGCAGAATTGTATTGAGCATTTCTCTCAACCGCATACTGTATAGGTTTTCCTTTAGTAGTTTTATTAGGTATATCTAAATAATCAGAATAACTAATTCTTTCTAACGGTATATCACTTATGTCTGTTCCACTAGTATCTGAAACAGAAGCATCTAAAACATCTGAGTATTTGCTTGAAGAAAAAGTAACATGATTCTGATCAGTGGTCATTCTAGTATCTTCTAGATCTAAAGTAAATAAATTTACTCCATCATTCATCCATTTAATTAATAATAAATTTAATGAACGTCTAGCAGTTACTAAATCATATCCGCCTTTTGCTGCATCACCAAGTCTTTCGTATGCTTCTTGTATTACGGTATCTAGTGATAAATTAAAGTTATGGGTACCTGAAGTAGCCATGTATCCTCCTTACATTAAAGAGCGAACTATAATATAACACATTTGAGCAAAGACAGTTCCTCCAACCACCCATACAAATTTTGTAAGACGGTCTATATCTCTAGCCATATGATCAAGATGATTATCTTTAATCGTATCAATTTTTTCGTGAATTAATTTTAGTTCACCTTTTATTTCTATAATAGCTTCTTTATTTGTTTGTTCAGTTGCCATGCTAGTTCCAGAAAACTGTAGCCTCTGAAGCTGTACCTGTAACTGCTACAAAAATATTTGTACTAACAACTTTACCTTGATCTGGAATGTTGATGTGTGTACTAGTATTTGCTGTTGCAGATATTTTTAATATTTTAGTACCTCCAGTAGATTGTCCATCATACACAGTTGCTGTAGCTGTATCACTTCCTGCTGTTAGCAGAAGAGCTAGAAACCTTTGTCTATGTGCTGTTGAACTTTGTCCATCACTAGTAGCACTATTACCTGTTGCACCTGTTGCTATGTTGGTCGAATTTGCATCACCTTGGAATGAAATTCCCATATATTATCCTCCTAAAAAGAGGAGGCCGAAGCCTCCCCTGTTAATTATTTATTACGATACGTTAGCGTTTTGTATGTAACTTACTACAAAGTATAATTCACCAGCAGTTGCATTACCAGTTGCCATGTTTGCGTAAATTTCTACATCACTAGTTCCAACATTAATCCATCTTGCGACGGCTGCAGCACTACCTAATGCAGTTGTTGCAGTTGCAGATAAAGCTAGACCATCTATAAAATAGTCTGGATCAGCTGAAGTACCAACATCTAAAGTTGTAGTTGTTCCGTTTGAGTTTGCAAATAGTTCATTTACATAAACTTCTATTCCAAAAATAAAAGAGTTTGCAGGTATAACTACACCTACTGATGCAGTTGATGTGTCGTCGTGAGAAATTTTTGAAGAAACTTGTGTCATTAACACAGAACCTACGTTCTTCATTTTGCCATTAGCAGCAGTACCTGTTGTATTGATAACTGATCCCGCTTTAATTGGGCCTGTAAAAGTTGTTGTTGCCATTTTTAATCCTTCTGGGAAATATAGTCCCTATTATTTTCTTACTGTCTCTATATCGTCTGCTTGGCCAGTCAGTAAGATTTGTTAAATCCAAGAAACAAGAGGGACCCGAAGGCCCCCCTTGATTTGAGTTTATTAAACTCCTTTGTTACCGTAGACACCACGCCAGTCAGAAAAACCGAAAACGTATCTTTCTCTAGCTTTGTATCTTACATTACCAGTCTCAAAGTCACCTTCCATGCTTGTAGCTACTGGAGTTCTTTGGAACATTTTCATGCCGTTAGGGCAGTCAGTTCTCAAGAAGAATCCATCTGGATCAGTAAATCTATGGTTAATGTGATAACCACCTGGAATCATTCCAGTAGATTTAATCGCATTAACATCATTGTCTGCAGTTCCAGGTCTGTATGGAGATGCCATTAGACGTTCTGCTACAAATACCAATTGTCTTGGTATGTGTAAGGTTCTTGCTTGTAGTGCAATTGGTAGACCTTTATCATCAGTGAAACCTGCGATATCAATTAGCGCATCTTCTAAAGAAGTTTCAGAAAGATCACTATATGTGCTTGGTCTATTAGATGCAGTACCACCGTTTTGTAGCGGGTGAGCATTGGATACCAATGGTTGTCCATCTCCACCGTTAGAAGTAGTAAATGCTTCGTTGTATATTTTTGCACCTTTAGTTTGTTTAGCAGCCGACATAGATCGTGCTAAAGCTTTTGTTAGACGTGTAGATAATTTGTCATACAAGTTATCTTCCATAGCTTCTTCAGTGATTGCGAAAGCAAGAGCAACTGTTTCGTTAGTGTAACGAGCTACCCAGCCTTCCCCTGTTTGAGCGTATGCTACGCCTGCGCCTTCGAATTTAGTTTGTGCTTCTCCAAATCCTGGGAAAAGTACTTCCTCTTCGAAAGCTCTGTTTGATGACTCCTGATCGAACAGTACTGCGGCTTCATCTTCGTAACGAGAATATTCTGTTCCGAAAATTGCGTTTAAGCCAGGTACCAATTCTTTAAGGAGTTGACCTCTAGTAATTGCCATTTTTTATTCCTCCTAAATTATATCCCAGCATTTCCAGCAGCGATGCCGAACTGATGAGTGTTGATTTTTACGAGTATGTCCATAGTAGTTCCAGCCGCAGTGTAGCTCATGTCAGTTTCCGCACTACCTAAGATAGCTAATGGAAAACCTGCATTGCCAGTTGCTGCAGTACTTGAATCTGCTACTAAACCAGACTTATGCGTAATTGCAGAACCAGTTGGACCAGCAACGATTTGACAGTTGTGTCCTACTTCAGCTTCCGTAATTGGAGTTGCTACTTGGTCTGCTTGAATTTTAAACATAACATCTGGATCATCATAGACATACGCTTTGTATTTTGCTTTTGCAACAGTTCCGCTTGCGATTGATCTCACAAACTTCACGTCGCCTGTAGAGTTGTCCTGATATTCAGCACCCCAGAAAACACCGACAACAGCACCTGGTGATGCTCCTGCCATGTCTGTTACAAGTAGGCCAGCAGATAATGTAACCAAGTCGCCTTCAAAATAGGCAGTTGGTGCAGTTGCTGCAATCTTGTAACCGTTTCCGTCGGTGAAGTTATTAGAACGGACAACACCACCTTTGATGTGTTTTACGGGTGATAGCCCAAATCCAGCCATAATAATTTTCTCCTTTGAAAAAAATTGTTAAAAATTAATGAAGACTAGGATTGGATAAATTCTAATCTTCAAACTTAGTTGTTCTTGGTCCTGAACTATACGTTGTTTTAGACTCGTCAGAGACAGGCATTTGATCAGTAGCAGAATTTTTTAAGTCTTGATTATAAGCTGAAGCCATCTTTCGATTTTGATCATCATAATAAGCATTTCTTTGATCAACTATTTCTTGTGGGACTTTCATTAAAATAAGATCCCCAGATCTAATTGTTCCTTTATGCTTACCAGTTTCCATAACTTCAGGAGCAATAGCTCCTAACTCTTCTGGTTTTACTGGCTCATAACCTTGGCGAATTCTACTATTCACATTTGCGTCATCAGCATTATTTAATAATTCGTGTCTGACCCAACGATAGTGCATTCCCTCTGGTGGTTCTTGACCTACGTCAAGTTTACTCGGAGGTGCCCAAGTTTTTTTACGAGTTGTCGAAGCCCGTGTTTTACGACTACTTTGAGTTGCTTTTGTCATTTATTGTCCTCCCGCCGATTTCTGGCGTTGTTTTTGGCGTGCGTATTCTTTTAAATCCACCCCTAGTCTTTGAGCCATTTCAACTTCTGATTTGCTCAATTTAACTTTGGATGTACCGACGGTTGCACGTGTTCCGCCGACAACTGTTGGAACTTTCTTAGCTACCTTCACATTAAACTTATCTGGAAATTCAGATCTTAGTCTAGCGTCAAGTTCAGCATAATATTCATCTGGATCAAGTTCAGGGTTTATACCATCTTCAATCAATTCCTTATGAATTAATACTGCAGCTTGTGACATAATTCTGTCAGAAGTTTCTGTCCCTCCGAACCATTTATTTCTTTTTTGCCAATCAAGTGCCCTTCTATCAGGTACTCTTTGTGTTGGCTGGTCAGAAGTTTCTTCTTCTTTGGATACGTCGTCAGAAGGTTTTCTAGGTATACGAGATTCTGCTCGTGCCTTATACTGTTTAGCGACAAGGGCCTCGGCTTTAACAGTAGCTAAAGTATCAGTTGCTTTGATTTCCTCTTCAACATTGCCACTTTCTTTAGCAATCTTCAAAGCAGTTAAGGCTTGTTCTTCTCGGCTAGA